AGATCAAGAACTATGCTGTTATCAATCCTTCTTTGTTGGTAAAGCCCGGCAATGTTCTATCGACTGTATCTCCTGTCAAGTCGATCTTTGCTAAAGCGACTGTGGAGGAGAACTTTCCTTCACAGTTTGCAATCTACGAACTGTCTAAGTTTCTTGGAGTAATTTCTTTGTTTAATGAACCAGAACTTGATTTTGGTGAAAAACAGATGACTATTATTTCAGGAAGCCAGTCTTTGAACTATACCTATGCCGATCCTTCCATGATCGTTACACCTCCTGAGAAGGACATTAACTTTCCAGAACCTGATATTGAATTTAATATCACACAGGAAGAATTGCAGAAGGTGGTTCGTGCTACTGGTGTTCTACAGTTGCCAGATATCGCAGTTATTGGTGATGGATCTACTCTCAAGATGTCATCCACCAATTCTAAGAATCCCACCACTGACGTGTTTAACATCAAGGTTGGTGAAACAGCCAAGACATTTAATATGATTTTCAAAGCCGAGAACATTATTAAGTTGCTTTCTGCAAACTATAATGTTAAAATATCATCCAGGGGTTTGGCTTTGTTTACAGCAGATACCATCAGGTACTATGTGGCAACAGAAGCAAATAGTTCTTTCAATAACTGAGGTAATATAAAATGGTTCGTGATGAATTTCTCTGGGTCGAAAAATATCGTCCCAAGAAGATTAGTGATTGTATTCTACCTATTGAACTAAAAACTACTTTTCAACAATTTGTAGACAATAAAGACGTTCCAAATCTACTCCTAACAGGCGGGGCTGGTGTGGGTAAAACCACAGTGGCTCGCGCCATGTTGGAGGAGCTTGGAGCAGATTATCTTGTAATTAACGGGAGCATGAATGGCGACATCAATACGCTTAGAAACGACATACACCAGTTTGCTTCCTCGGTATCTTTTACGGGAGGCAGAAAGTACGTCATCCTTGACGAGGCCGATTACCTTAACGCAAATTCTACACAGCCAGCTCTACGCAATTTCATGGAGGAATTCTCGAGGAACTGCGGCTTCATACTTACCTGTAACTTTAAAAACCGAATCATTGAGCCCCTACACTCGAGATGTTCGGTTGTAGAGTTTAGAATTGGCAAATCTGATATGCCTAAATTGGCTATGCAGTTCTTTAAGCGTGCCAGTTCTGTTTTAGAAAAAGAAAATGTCACGTTTGATAAAGCTGTCGTAGCAGAATTGATCAACAAACATATTCCTGATTGGCGTCGAGTGCTCAATGAGCTACAGAGGTATTCTGCTACTGGTAGCATTGACTCTGGTATCTTTGTTAATCTGTCCAATGACAGTTTTAAGGCTCTTGTTGATTTGGTCAAGAGCAAGAACTTTAAAGAAATGAGACGTTGGGTGGCCGAGAGTGCAGATTCAGATTACTCTTCGGTATTCCGTAAGTTTTATGATCAGGCATACGCTTATCTTAAACCACAGTCGATTCCTCATTTGGTTCTTCTCATTGGTAAGTATCAGTATCAATCGGCATTTGTAGCAGATCAAGAAGTCAATTTAGCTGCGTTTTTAACTGAAGTTATAATAGAACTTGAGTTTCTTCCGTGAAGCCATTTGATTTTATAAAAGCCATTAATTCCAAAGCTAAAAAAGATCTTATAAGAGAATCTGATAATCCCACACTGGCAGAGAAAGACTATAACTCTTTTCTTACCAATAGAAACATGTCTTTCTTTATTGACACGATTAAATATGCGAATGAGATTAATATGTTACCATCCTTGGATAATATTCTTAAAAACGACTATTATCTAAATAGTATACGTCACGGAAATAGATATTCTGATATTAAATACAAGCGTCAAGAAGAAGAAGATATCAATATCATACAAGAATATTATTCTGTGAATTACCTAAGAGCTCTCGAGATAGGAAAACTTCTATCTAAAGAACAATTAGACCTTATAAAAATAAGAATAATAAAAGGTGGTAATAATGTTCAATCTAAATCAATTAGTGGAGGTGAACCTTAAAAATCCAGAAGATTTTTTAAAGGTAAAGGAGACTCTTTCTCGTATAGGACTGGCATCTAAAAAAGATAGTACTCTATATCAGTCGTGCCATATCTTGCATAAACAAGGCAAATATTATATCGTTCATTTTAAAGAATTGTTCCTTATAGACGGCAAGCATGCTGATTTTTCAGAAGGTGATATAGCAAGACGCAATAGAATCGTTAATTTGCTAGATGAATGGGATCTGATAGAACAAGTAGATTTAGATAAAACAGAAACACCAGAAGCTCCTCTAAATCAGATTAAAATCATTCCATTTAAAGAGAAAGACAAGTGGAATCTTGTTACGAAATACACGATAGGCAATCGTTACTAAGATGCAGCACTATCGTTCGGTGTTCATATCTGACGTCCATCTTGGAACAAAGATGTGCCAGGCAGAGCTGCTATTAGATTTTTTAAAAACATTTGAATGCGATAATTTATATCTTGTTGGGGACCTGATCGATGGTTGGGCTCTCAGCAAGAATTTTTTTTGGCCTCAGTCGCACAATGATGTGATACAGAAGATCCTGCGTAAAGGTCGCAAAGGGACCAAGATCTATTACATTGCTGGCAATCATGACGAGTTCCTCAGGGTCTTCGCTCCTCAGATGTTTGGTAATATCATCATAGAAGATAACATAATCCATACAGCTGTTGACGGCAGGAAAATTATGGTTTTACATGGCGATCAATTTGATGTGATAGTCAATAAGATGAAATGGCTGAGCCATCTTGGGAGCTGGGCATATGATGTCTCTATCATGCTTAATACGGTTATCGCCAAGATCCGAAACACGTTCAATCTACCCTATTGGTCGCTCAGCGCCTGGGCAAAATACAAGGTAAAGAAGGCTGTCAATTTTATATCAGATTATGAAGAGAATTTATTAAATTATGCAAAATCGAAAGGTGCTTCTGGTATTATTTGTGGTCATATTCATCATGCAAATATACGTGATATAGATGGGTTGACCTATATGAACTGCGGCGATTGGGTCGAAAGCTGTACAGCTTTGATAGAAGATAAAGACGGTAATTTTTTTATAAAAACTGGTTGACATTTTTATTATAATATCGTATATTAATAATATGATGAAAACAACGGCACACAAATCAGCAGGGGCAAAAGCACTGGCAGATCGTAAATATCACCAGCGCATTGTTATGTCTAAAAAAGGTCGCGGTTCCTATGACCGCAAGCGTATGGAGAAGAAATATGCGTAAGTTAGCAATTGCAGCTGCACTGATTGCAAGCACTGTATCAGCAGAAGCAGGTCAACGCAACCATAACCATCAGTATCACCATCAGCACCAACAATATCGCCATAATAACAACAATGGCGCTGTATTTGGTGGTATCGTGGGTGGACTGATCATCGGTGGTATGCTCATGAATCAGCAGCAGTATTATCATCATCAACCCAGATATCAACCCATGTGCCAGAACATATTCATGGGTAGCTATTGGAATGGTTATCAGTGGGTCCAGCAGTATCAGACAATGTGTAATTAATAAATAGTGGTATGATATCATTCAGGGAATACATAACAGAAAACTCTGCTCTTCATGTCTTTGATGTGGATGACACATTGGTGCATTCAGATGCCAAGATCCATGTCAGGGACAAAGCAGGAAATACCGTTAAGGCATTAACTCCGGCAGAGTTTAATACACACAAATTGCATCCTGATCATCACTATGATTATGGTGAATTTAGGAGTTCTGCTGTATTCAGTAAATCTAAACCCATTCATAAGATGATTCGTACGATCAACGCTGCTCAGAGTACGACAAAGAAAAACCCCGATAACAAGGTTATTATCAATACCGCAAGAGCAGACCTCGATAATAAAGACAAGTTCTTAAAGACTCTTAGCTCTCACGGTATCAAACACATGGACAAGATTCATGTGCATAGAGCAGGAAACATTCCGGGCGGAGATGCTGCTCAGAAGAAGCTGGTCTATATCAGACAGCACATGGATAAACACCCCTATTCGCATGTCAGGATGTATGACGACTCCAAGGAAAACCTTGATGCTTTCCTCGGATTGAAACGCGAGTATCCCAAGACTCGCTTCCAT